GCACATTTTCAGACTGCTCTTTATACAGGTAATGGTTCTACTCAATCTATCACCAATGATGGGAACAGCGATATGCAACCTGATTGGGTTTGGATAAAATCAAGAAGCAATGCAAGTTGGCACTCCTTACAAGATTCATCAAGAGGAGCAACAAAAACTTTATTTTCAAATACAACTAATGCTGAAGTAACTTACACAAATGCACAGACTTCATTTGATAGTGATGGATTTAGTTTAGCTGCTGATTCAAGTGGTGGTAGTGTAAATGTAAATAGTAGGACTTATGTAGGATGGCAATGGAAAGCCAATGGTGGTACGACAGCTTCCAACAGTAATGGCTCTATAACTTCTACAGTTCAAGCCAATACCGATGCTGGATTTAGTATTATTACTTATACAGGCAATGGCACACAAAGTGGACAAACAGTAGGACATGGACTGGGTGCTGTACCTAAAGTGATTATATCTAAAGATAGAAATGCATCATCTAATGTTCCACATTGGCGTGTTTACCATGAAAGCATAGGTAACACCAAATATTTAACATTACAAGGCACTGATGCCGCAAGTACTTTTAATGATTGGGATAATACAACCCCAACATCTTCAGTATATTCAGTAGGTGGTGCAGGTGGTTATACTCCAACAAACAACAATAACACTCCTTATGTAGCTTATGTATTTGCAGAAAAACAAGGCTACAGCAAGTTTGGCAAGTATGTCGGTAATGGAAATGCAAATGGTCCGTTCATCTATACAGGCTTTAAACCTGCTTTTGTAATGACAAAAAGAACTGATACTACAAGTGGATGGTTCATACAAGATATAAAGCGTGGTATCAGAAACAGTAATTCAGGAACTGCTTTAGAAGCTAATACAAATCTTGCTGAATCAGGTATTGGTGCTACAAATTATGATATAGACTTTTTAAGTAATGGATTTAAACTTAGACAGAGCAATGCTTATTTAAACGCATCAGGCGGTACATACATCTACATGGCATTTGCAGAAAATCCATTTACCACCTCAACAGGCATACCAACAACAGCAAGATAGGAGTATAATTTTAATATGTGGGCATTAGTAGAATCAAATAACGTAACCAAGGTCTATACCAGACCTAAAGCAATTACCATTGGGGATATATCTTATCCGCAAAATATCTTTATGCTTTGGACTAGCTCTGAGCTAGAAGCCATAGGCATTTATGAAGTTATAATAGACAACACCAATTATAAAAATCCTGAATATTACATTAACACCAATCAAACTTTTGCGTTTGCAAGTGGAAAAGTAACTGCATCTTATGGTACAGCTACAGCAAAACAGTTAGACGATACAACTGATGATGATGGGGTTGTTACTAGAGGATTAAAGTACAATCACAATCAAGTCATTATCAATCAAGCCTATGGTTTACTCCAGCCTAATGATTGGTATGTGGTCAGAGAACAAGAAGCTGGTACAGCTATTCCTGCTGATTGGACTACTTTTAGATCAGGTGTCAGAACTACAGCAGCAGATATGCAAACAAAAATAAACGCTGTAACAACTGTAGATCAGTTAGCAGCTTTGTATGTTTACAACGATGCTGAACCACCAGTTCGACCATTAGGTGAATGGCCAACTCCACCCGAGGAGTAAAACATGGCGTTACTACCCGTAACTCCACCACCAGGAATCGTAACCAACGGAACTGATTACTCAAACAAAGGGCGTTGGGTAGACAGCGATCTTATACGTTTTCAAAATGGTTCACTCAAGCCTATCGGTGGTTGGGAAAAACTTAAAGATACAGCTCTTACTGGCACTCCAACAGGGATGTATGCCTATAAAACAAATGCAGGTAAAAATGTTTTAGCTGTTGGCACTAGACAAAAAATTTATGTTTTATTTGATGGTACTTGGTATGACATTACACCATCAGGTTTTGTAACTGACGCATCAGAAGATGCGCTAGGATTTGGTGCATATCAATATGGCAAAGAAGATTACGGAGATGCAAGAAGTCAATCAGGTTTATTTTTTGATTCTCAGTCTTGGTCTTTTGATAACTTTGGCGAACACCTACTCTTTTGCTGTGCAAGTGATGGCAAGATTTATAAATGGCGACCAGACTCAGGTTCAGGCTCACCCGATGCAACAGGTATTGTTCTAACTAATGCTCCAATTAATTGTGCTGGTGTATTGGTTAGTAATGAACGACACGTTATCGCATTAGGTGCTGGTGGAGATCCAAGAAAGGTTGCTTGGTCATCAAGAGAAACTACAACAACATGGACAGCAGCTTCAACAAATACTGCTGGTGATTTACAAATACCAACAGGCGGTAAAATCCTAAGTGGTATTAAATGGCAAACAGACATAGTTATATTTACCGATACAGGTATTGCTAGAATTTATTACGCTGGATCACCTTTTATTTATGGTATTCAAGATGCTGGTACTAACTGTCGGGTAACAGGCCCAAGAACAGTTGTCTCGGCTGGTAACTTCTTAGCATGGATGGGTGAAAACGCTTTCTTTATTTACGATGGTAATGTTAGAGAGATACCATGCGAAACTCACGATTTTGTGTATGACAACTTACAATATAACTTCCGCAGGGTTTCATGTGGTGGACATAACTCAAACTTTAATGAAATTTGGTGGTTCTTTCCAACCTCAACATCAACACCTAATAAATACGTTATATGGAACTACGCAGAGAATACTTGGTCTATAGGATCTATGGACAGAGGTTGTTGGATTGACCAAGGCGTGTTTGACTTTCCGATTGCGTGTGATGCAGCAGGCTTTGTGTATCAGCATGAAAGCACAACATTAAGCAACTCAACAAACATTGGTTCTGCTGTTCCGTTTGCAACAAGTGGGCCTATTGAAATAGGCAATGGCGATAACTATGTGCAATGTAATCAGATTATTCCAGATGAAGAGGCAAACACCTTACCTGGTGTAACCATTAGTTTCAAAGGTCGATTTACTCCATTGGGAGCTGAACAAGACTTTGGATCATTTACTTTTGAAACAGATGGCTACACGGATGCGAGATTTACAGGCAGACAAGTATCTATGACAGTTACAGGAACTACCACACAAGATTTTAAAGTTGGTAACATAAGATTAAGTTTAAAAAACCGAGGGCGTAGGTAATGGCAAGACGAGCCTTAACCAAGCCTGGTCAAGACTACGATGCTTCATACCAAAGCTATCTGGTAACAGAAATAGAGTACCGAGATGGTTTAACTTTTAAAAAAGGCGAACGAATTGAAGCCAATGGTGGCGATCAAACAGAAGTCGTTTTAGTGAGTCCAAATGGAACTAAGTATAGAATCACAGTCGACAATAGCGGAAACCTCTCTACCACCCAAGTTGCGTAAGGAAGACTGGGAAGTAGAGTTTGATAGGTGTAAGCCACACATTATTAGTGCATTAAAGTATCAAGATAGGTATAATCTAAGTGATATTAAAGAAAAAATCAGACAAGGACTTTTTCACATTTGGTCTGGTAAAGATGCTTTTTATGTATCTAGCTTTGGTGAATTTCCTAGATATAGAGTTTTAAACTTATTTCTATGTGGCGGAGACTACAACGAGCTAGAAGAAATGCTTAAAAGCATAGAGCTATTTGCAAAAGAACATGAGTGCAAGTACCTTACTGGCGGTGGTCGTAAGGGTTGGCTAAGAAAACTACAACATCTTGGCTTTGAACAAGAATATATGGTCAAGAAGGAATTATAATTATGGGTTTAGAAACAATCATACCAGCAGCAGTAGGTTTATATGGCGCATCAAAAGGTGGTGGCGATAAACAAACAGTACAAAATACCATTGATCCAGCAACACAGGCTAGATACGATGATTTATATAATAGAGCCAAGGGCATAGCTGGTCAGCCTTTTGTACCTTATACGGGCGCACAAGTAGCAGGATTTAATCCAGATCAACTACAAAGTTTTGATTCGGCTAGGGGTTCGTTTCAAGATTCTATGTCTTATAACCCAAGAGGGTTACTGTCTAACATGGGTACACAACCCTTAGACATTCAATCGTTTCAAAATCCTTACAACACACAAGTCATTGACCAATCATTAAATGATTTAGATAGAGCAAGACAAATAAGATTACAAAGCGATCAAGACCGAGCTATCGGAGCTGGTGCATTTGGTGGTTCTCGTTCTGCTTTATTAGAAGCTGAAACCAACAAAAACTTTGCTGATGCAGCAGCTAGAACATCAAGCAATCTTAGACAGTCTGGTTATAACAATTCTCTTAACGCAGCCATGCAAGACAGAAGTTTTAGAAGTGGCATACAGTCAGGATTACTAGGCGATCAATACAGAAACCTTGGTTTACTATCTGGTATTGGAACTCAACAACAAGGTCTGCAACAAGCAGGAATGGATGCTGGTTACAACGAGTTCTTACGAGCTTTAAAGTATGGGCCACAACAACTTGGTTTGTTATCTCAAGCTGTCTTTGGCATGACTCCAGGTGAAACTCAATCTACATCCAATAAACAAGGTATGCTTGGTAGAATTGGTGATGCGGCAGATTTATACGATACTGTTAAAGGATTTTTTTAATAGGTAAACAATGGCAATAAATAATAATATCCCAAACTTATTTCAACCCAGAGTTCCAGGTACAGCGTCTATGCCTATAACATACGACAGCACTCCAAATTTGTTCAACATAGATCAAGCTCAAGTTCAACAAGCTATTGATCAAAACAATCAAAACAAGATTAATGAAGAACAAGAACGAAGAAAAAGAGCAGACCAAAGTATGAAGTTGAAACAATTCGCTGATACATTGCGAATGATTAATGCAAATAAATCAGGCAACTATGGAGCTTCTAAAATTTTCTCTGACAGAATTGCTCAACGAAAATTATTAACAGAACAAAAACAGAAAGAGGCATTACTAAAAACGCAACAAGATGAATTTGTAAAAAATAATCCTCAGTATAGAAACGCAATTCAATTAAATACATTATTCCCAGGTTTAAAATTACCAACTGCAAAAGACAGAAGAATTGTTAAGGGTGTCGATGAACGTCAGTATTATGCAGACACAGGAGAATTGGTTTTACCAAACATTAAACCTGTGCAAGATTCATCAGATAATTTTGCTAACAGAGACAAGGTAAGAGATGATTATTTAAAAAGTTCTGGTGAGTTTGTAAAAGTTAGAGATGCTTACGACAGAATATTATCTACTGGTGCAAAAGAATCAAGTCCAGCAGGTGATTTAGCATTAATATTTAATTATATGAAAATGCTTGATCCTGGTTCTGTTGTTAGAGAAAGCGAGTTTGCAAACGCTGCTGCTTCAGGATCTTTTGGTCAAAGAGTTAAGGCTGCTTATGAAAGATATGCAAGTGGTGAAAGATTAACTGATGAAATGAGAAAAGATTTTATGACTCAAGCAGGAAACTTATTTTCTGGTCAGCAGGGTATTCAAACAAACAACATGAATGATTGGTCTAACATAGCAGAAGCGGAAGGAATGGATGCTAGTAAAATTGTTCTTGATTTGTCAAAATCAATTAAACCTAAAATATTTAAATTTAATGTAAAAATTATGTCAGATCTTGAACTTGCTAATTTAGATATAACTCAGTTCTCTGAAGAAGAGCAAAAAATAATTGACGCTGAGTTAGATTCTAGGAATTAATATGTCAGCCGACACAATAAAAGCCAAACAATTAAAACTAAAACAAAAATCTTTGGTTGGCAATACAATCCCACAGACAGACGTTGGTATGGCTAGTGGTATTACAAGAAATGCTTTACAGGGCCTTACCTTTGGTTTTTCGGATGAGATTGGCGCAGGAGTTGGAGCTGGTATTGATACCCTTTTTACCGACAAAACTTTTAACGAATCATTTGATAGAAGGGTTGAAGATTCAAGAAGTAAACTAAAATCATTTAGCAAAGCCAATCCAAAAACAGCCTTGGCAGCCGATGTAGTAGGATCTATTGCGCCTGTCGCTGCTTCGTTTTTATTGACACCCTTTACTGGTGGAGCAAGCCAAACTGGTACTGCAACAACAGCAGCAAGATTAGCAGCTAAAGGAAAAAAAGTTTTAGATAGCACTCCGCTGTTGGCAGGAAATGTAGCAAAGCCTGGAACAAACTTATTAAGAAAAAGTTATGAAGGCGCAAAGCTAGGTGGTAAGCAAGGTTTATTAGCTGGTTATGGTTATAGCGATGCAGACAACAACTTAGACAAATCTTTAGATACTGCTGGAACTGGGTTGCTTGGAACAACTCTTGGAGCAGCTTTACCACCAGCATTAAAAGTTGGTGGAAAAGTTATTGGTGGTATTAGTAACGCAATACAAAATGCAATACCAAAATCTACTTCTACTTTTGATAAAGCTGAAGTAAACGCAATCAGAAATATAACAGATCAGTTTTTAAATGATGATATTTCAGCAGAACAAGTTGTTTTAAAAATACAAGACAACATAGCAGCAGATAAATTAGAAGGATTATCACCAGCAGAAATATTAGCTGACTTTGGTGGAGAAGCTGTTGCAAGAAAACTTCGGGGTATAAAGGTTAGATTACCTGGATCAAATGTTGATGAAACTTTAATAGGCAGAACTACTGGAACAGACGAGGTGAAAGCAGCAAGTATTGGTTCAGACGCACCAAACATTCAATCAACAAGAGTTGGAAAAAGTTTAGAAGATACATCTAAAAAAACAATAAAAACTGAAGGTATAAATTTGGAAGGTGGCATTGATGATATTGAGTCTGCTATTCAAACTAAATTAAGACCTTTATATGATACTGCTTACGCAAAAAATACAGCAGTTAATAACTTAGATGTATACACAGAGATAAATAAATCACCTGTTCTAAGAAACGCATATCAAAAAGCAAAAGGTCTATATAACGAAAAGTTAATTGCTAGAGGAGAAGATCCAGTAAACATACCATCTTTAAATAAACTTTATAAAAAAGAAAAAAAACAAATTGTAGGTGTAACTGAGCTTTTGCCTTTAGAGTTTTTAGACATGATAAAAAGAGTAGCAGATCAAACTACTTTTAAAGCTGTAAGAGAAGGAACAATAGACGCACAGATGGCTGGGCCTAGAAAAAAAATTGCAAATAATTACAGAGACACTTTAAAATCATCAGTTCAAGGCGATGAGTATGTGAGTGCGCTTGACCAAGCATCAGACAAGTTTGGTTTATCAGATGCTTATAATAAAGGCATAGCAGCTAACAAGGTTTCAGCAAATACAAAAACTTTTAAATCTGCTTATGACAATTTAAAAACAGATGCAGAAAAAGATGCTTTTAGGGTTGGTGTTTTTCAATCTATTACAGATCAACTTTATAGAGTCAAGGATAGTCAAAATGTAGTTAATAATATTCTTGGCAGTCCATTATTACGAAACAAACTAGATGTTTTATTTGAAGGCAATGAAGCAGCTAAACAACAATTTATCAGTAGGTTATTAAGAGAGTCAAAAATGGCTCAAACAAATAAATTAGTAACTGGTGGCTCAAACACAGCAGACAAATTAGTAGATGAATCACAGGCCATTCAATCAATAGAAGAGCTTGGAATTGTTGCACAACAACCGACTAGCTCTGCTGGAGTAAGAGCTGGTGGTAGTTTGTTTTCAAGAGCCAGAGAATTAATTACTGATCCAACTGGAAGCAAGTCTAATGCACTAAGCAATGTTTTAATGGAAAGCAATCCTCAGAGACAAATGGAAATAATGGAGCTAATGCAACAACTGCAAAACCAGCAAAGATTTAAAAATACTTTATCTAACCTTGGTACAAGAGGAGCTACTAGAGTTGGAGTTAATCAATTTGGAGATTTTCTAGGATCGTCTAACTAATAAACCATGTCCAGACAGACGGAAAGGGTTGGTCGTAGTGGCGAATTCTTGACCGCATCAGTTCTAGCCAAAGTCTCCGATACAGTTGTGGTTGTACCTCACGCAGCCGAAGCCGATGTCATCTTTGAGTGGAATAACCATTTAATTAAGTGCCAAGTAAAAACAAGAAACAACATTGAGAAAGGTGGAATATCTTGGCGGTTTGATTTACGCAGAGGATCACACACTAAGAACAGAAAATATAAAGAAAACACACTAGATGTTTTTGCACTACTGTCTGTTCCATACAATACCATTTACTTCTTACCTTTTAATAATTGCAAAAAACAATCAATTTGTATATCAGATGAAATTATGAAAAATCTTAATTCGTTAGATAGTTTGCAGAGAGCCATGAATAGTATTTCATGGATTAATACTGACAGACATATGACAAATGTTGATCTATTTGACGATGATTCATTGGATGTAATAGGCTAGTTATTGGCTTAAAACAGCCATTAGGGTGTTTAGCTCAGTTGGTAGAGCATCTCGTTTACACCAATATAAATACATATCATTGCAAATCACTATACATCATTAATTCAGGGAAACGCTTGCAAAAGTGTCATACTTGATTCATTATTAATACTATAAATACACAAACAACACCTAAGTGTTGTCAAATGTATGACAAATGAAAACTGAAACTGGAACATTTACAGATCTATCTAAAACTCTAGGGAGATGTGTGAGTGTGGCAGACAGTCCTTGTATTGGCATTTGTTCTTGTACGCAATGGGGTGATGATCGTTGCAAGGGATGTGGAAGAACACAAACCGAGATAAGGGATTGGGGAACTTTCTCTAAGACAGAGAAAAAAATAATTAACTTGCGTAATGCGTCAGAGCATTACGACATTAGACATCTTAAACGAGGAGTAATAGATGAAATACAAAAACGACACGCAAATACAAGCACTTAAAATATACCCAACTGGTTATTACGTTTATTACAGAATTAATGGTAAGCGTAGAAGTATGAAGCTGGGATCTCTGGACTTGCCTATTAAAGTAGCAAGAAACCTAGCACAAAAAAACTTGGGCCTAGTAGCTACTGGTACTGATCCAATGGACAAGAAGAACAAGCTAACACTAGATGAGGCGTTTGCTAACTATGTGCAAAAACTTACCAACAAAGGATCAAATAGTGCAAAGCAATATATCTCCATTTATGAAAAGGATATTAAGAAACAATTTGGTCATAAACATTTAGATGAGATTTCTGACAGCGAGATACAAACACTACATGACAAGGTAACTCAACGTGCGCCAATAGCAGCTAACAAATGCCTGGAAGTATTAAAAGCAACTTATCGTCATGCCAAGATTAAAGACCACCCCATAGACGGAATAGAAAAGAACCCAGAGGCTAAACGTAAACGCTATCTAACCGAAGAAGAGCTGAATAGTGTTGTAAGAATATTAAATGCTAAATCTAAAATACCAGAGCTAACTAACTCAGTTGCATTTATTTGGTTGTTGATATTAACAGGTGCAAGGTGTGGTGAGGTGGCTGGTGCTAAATGGTCAGACTTGCAAGACAATAAACTTACATTAAAAAACCATAAGACCATGCGTTATGGTGATGACAGAGTTATCTATCTGTCTAAACAAGCCATGGGTATTATTAATACTTTGCCAAGAACAAGTGGCACGATAGTTGGCATCGGTAGTCCGAGAAAGTTTTGGGATGGAATCAGAAAACAAATCAATGCACCAGATTTAAGGTTGCATGATCTTCGACATAGCTACGCATCTTTTGGTATTGGTTTGGATATGAACCTAAGTATGGTCGGTAATTTGTTGGGCCATAGAGATATTGCAGCGACTCAACGCTATGCACATATCCATGAAAAGGTGTCAGTTGAGAACGCACAGAAGATTGGCGACCATATTCAGAAGATTATTATGAATGGCTAATTTTTGGTGGTTTTAGACAAAAACGGATTCACACAAAGCCCATGGTGGCGTTTTGTTGGCTTGGTCTAAGGTTTACTATTGACCAAGCAAAGATGTTCTTAGAAACTATCTAAAGGATCAACAGAACAATAATGCTGCAAACTAAGCCAACTATGGCAAATCTCATTATTTCTTCGTGGTTCATATTATTTTTTAATTAATCGTGGCAAAAACAATCCATGTTATCGTCATCAAATGGAAATTCTTGTTGCACATCAACTAAAGTAATTAATTCTCTATAACTTGGTCTATCTTTTCTAAATCTATTATTAAAATTTTCTTCAGTTTTTGCCCACCATTCTGCTTTTGACTTGTCCTCTTTAATAATTTGGTTAATTTTTTTTCTGCTTTTTAAAAAACATAAATCGCAATTACCATGAGGAGTTTCGTTGTCTATAATCGGTAAATTAAGATCAAAGTTTTGTTTTCTCCAAAAATCATTTACATCTTTTTTTGTTGCTTTAGCATCATATAGAGGAGTTAAATTAAATTTCTTTTGAGTATTTTTAGTTTTTTGTTTTGCCACCCTTCTCGGTTCGTCATACCTAAGACCAAGAACAGTATCGTAAATCTTAATGCCTTGTTGTTTCATGTAACTAGTGATGCGAACAATCTTTAACTTATCAGTACAAAATCTAGCAACTGGGTTAGGCAGCATAGCTTGGTCTTTATCGTACTTGCCTGGTGTATTTAATTCAGTCCTAGTTTTAAAATATTCAATCATCTTGGTAAACGGCTCTCCGTTCCTACTTGCTGTTCTGTAATCAACAATTTTTGTAATTTGTTTATCACCTCCATGCCAGTCAAACTCTAACCAAGCTATCTCAACACCCCATTTTTCTTGACAATCATTAACAAAATCTAATGTTTCTGGACATTCCTTGCCTGTGTTAGCAAAAATAACATATAAATCTTTTGGCAGTTTGCCATTATGTGCTTGTATTATGTGATACAACATATAGGCAGAAGTTCTACCTCCGCTAAAACTAATTACTGCTGGGCCTTCTATCTTGTATGGGTTCAACTTAAAGCTCTTTGTAATGCTCAATCAATTTGTTGAGATACCAAGCAGCTTTTTCTAAGTCCTGGATATTTTCTTCTTTGTCTTTGTAACGATAAAAGTATTTCCAAATGTTGCCTTCTAAATAAGATGGAAAATTATTTGAACCAACACGATCTTTGATTAAATCAATACACTCTATCGCACCTTGATAGTGTGCAGGTTTGTTAACCATATCTTTTTCCCCTTTCATTGCTTGATTCCATTCTTCAGGTGTTGCGTTATCTATAGACATTTTTGCTCCGTGTAAATTTAAAATTTTTTTTTAAAAAAAGTTTATTTTATTATTGCAAATTAAAAAAATATTTTTATAAGATTTTTTTTTTAAAATTTGCTTTTTTAAAAAACTATGTAGTAGAATATCATAATCGTGAACAAAGAGGTAAATAAATGAATAATAAAGTTTGGCTTACGCAAGAAGAGTTAGCAGAAAGATGGAGAAAGTCTCCTAGAACATTAGCAAACTACAGGGCGCAAGGTAAAGGCCCAGCCTATTCTAAAATGGGTGGCAAAGTTCTTTATGATCTTCAGGTAGTAGAAGAAACAGAAAATCAATCACGCATCGAACCAGTTACAAGTTAATTGGTAAACGCAAGGTCGAAAGGCCGCAGAGGAGAGCTAGAGTGCATACAGCATATAGAACAACTGTTGGGAATCAAATTGGAAGTTAATTACAGTCAATCATTTGGTGGTGGACACGACATACTTGGTTGTCCTGGCTATGCCATAGAAGTTAAAAGACGCAGAGCTGTATCACAAGCAGATCTAAAAAACTGGTGGGATCAAGCGGTTAAACAAGCAATCAAAGTTAATCTGTTGCCTTGTCTTTGGTACAGAGCTGACAGAGCAGATTGGAAAGTAGCCATACCAGATGTCTACGCACACAAAAACAATTTATTTCCCATAGAAGATTTCAACATAGCATCGGTTATGTCAACAGAACTGTGGGCGGCAATTATGAGAGAGGAGTACAACATTGGCACACGCAACACTAGCACCGAGTAGCATAAGCAGAGTGATTAGATGTCCTGGTTCAGCAATACCAAACGCTGAAGCACCATCTAACCCAAGTTTTCCTGCTGCAAGGGGAACAGCAATACATGAAATGTGCGAACAGTTATTGAAAGACAGATTAGATGGAATCACTCTTTCTGATTATTGGTTGGGCAGAACAGTTGAGCTTGAAGGTTTTGCCATAGAGATAGGGCAAGAAGAAATAGACATAGCCGAAACTTACGTCAACTACATCAGACAAAGAACTGAAGAGCTGAATGGAAAACTACTAATAGAAGAAAAACTTTACATGAATGAGATCAGCGATGACTGTTGGGGAACAAGCGATGCAGTAATTCTTGGAGAAGGTAATCGCATGGTAGTTGCAGATTTAAAGTCTGGTAATTTTCCAGTTGATGTAAATTTTAACGAACAATTAATGACATATAGTTTAGGAGCATTGGCGAGATTTGGTAATGAAAATACAGTCATAGAAATGACGATCATTCAACCAAGTAAAAAATCTTTTCATAAAGATGGGCCTATTAGAAGTTTTGATATTCAAGCTGTCGATCTAGTAGATTGGGGTTTCAATATCTTAAAACCAGCGTGTGAGGAAGCATTGGGTGAAGATCCAACCTACAACGCTGGAGATTGGTGTCGGTTTTGTGCATACAAACCTGACTGTGTAACATTTCAAAATAACCTGGAGGTTAAACAATGAAAGAAGAAGAGAAAGCGTTATTATCTTTTGAAGATAAAGACGGAAATAACAGACAAATCTTTAACAAAGATTTGACAGAAAAGGTGCAACCCTTGGTAGAAGAAATCCAACAGGATTTAAAAGCCGAGCAAGAACTTACCTCAACATTTAATGAGGCAACTAAAGTTATGCATCATATGCAATCGGTTCGTAGGAACATTAGTAATGCGTTAGAAAAACTAGAGGCAGCACTACCGCCTTACAAAAAGCCAGTAAAAATACATGGCGTTGATAGTGAGGTGGAGAAATGAGTCTAGCTGCAATCCAAAAGAAAGCGAAAGCGAAACCAAGCATTGTAATTATCTATGGCCCTTCTGGTCTTGGTAAAACTACACTTGCTGTTGGTTCTAAAGATCCCATAGTTATACAAACTGAAGAGGGTTTAGGTATCTTAACCAAAAACCGAGACATACCGCATTTTCCATTGGCTAAAGATTACGATACTTTTTATGGTTATCTCAAGTCGTTGGTTGATGAAAAGGAACTACCTTACTCAAGTCTAATTTTAGATTCACTTGATTGGTTAGAGCCATTGATACATCAAAAAACTTGTGAGGCACATAAACAGCCAAGCATTGAATCGTTTGGTTATGGTCGTGGCTATTCTGAATCATTAAAATATTGGCGAGAAGTTTTAGACTTGCT